TTTTATAGGATACTTTACTAAATATATCATATATAAGAATAACTCTTATACAATCCCACTATATTGTTCAAATACTTTATTCTATTTAATTATATAATATGTTTAAGGTTATTACTTTTAACTCTAGTAAAGATAACCTTTACTAAAGCCTTAATATTATTATAATTGTAGTTGTTAAATAACTTGCATTTACTTTATTATAAGCGATTGTTACATATTGTAAGGATAACCCCTACAATCAATCTAAATAAAATATATACTTAATAAGAATTTTAGCTAAATAAAACTTAAAGTTAGCTAAAATCCCTATAAATATATAAATATATTATTTCTTCTTACTATCTAATAATATTTTATATTCATTATTAATATTATCAATTGTGATTGTCTCTTTTAATAATCTTGACACAGTGTTATTTGATAGTTGGCTTAGTCTATTATATATTTTAAACTCACTAGATAGAGACAATAAGATATTAATTGTAATCCCTTTATTAATACATTTATTAAAAACATTATATACATTATTTGTCAATTTATCTTCATCTTTAATAGATGATAATAGATTAGTTTTAAATAGTTGTAACTTACGCTTATAAGATACTTTTTTATCATTCATCATTAATTCGGTATTATTATTAATATAGTCATTTAATTCGGCTAAATATGTCTTAATTATAGCATTTTTTTGTAGTAATTGTATCTTTTTATTCTCTCTAATGATAGTTGTAGTCTCTAGTAATTCCGTTGCTTGTGTATTTAAAGTGTTGTTTGTCATTTGTTTGTCCTTTTATTTTTGTTTTGTTAGTGTAATTATAACACACCTTAGCTTAAACATAACTTAAGCCTATTTATTTATCTCTTTACTTCTAGCTAACATATCATTAGTTACATCTATCAGTAAATGATTTAAGTAATCTAAGTAAAATAATTCACAATAAAGCATCTCGTCTTTTATCAGTGTCTCAAGTGTTTTGTTAGTTAAATTCATTTTAATCCCTTTGTTGTTTTGTTAGTGTCATTATAACACACCTTGGCTTAAACATAACTTAAGCCTAATAACTCAAACTCAGTAACTGAATTGATAAAAGAATTATAACACAGGTAAGCTTAAACATACCTTAATAGTGTATATGATAAAATAAAAGAAGTATAAAATAAGATATTATATCAATTACAACAAAATAAATTACATAATAGTAATAATAATAATGATAATAACTATCAATTACAACAAAATAAGGTGCCCAACTTTTGGACATTCGTACATACATATAGACATATAACACATATACATATAGACATAAGTGGTGTTGGAGCAGTAGTCTGAACACAAGTTGCACACAGGTAGGAGCGGTAGTGTTAGCGGTACCTTGCACACAGGTAGGGTCGACGGGGAAGCAGTGGGGCGGCTATGTATATATACCCCCTTACAAATTCCCAACATTATTTGAAACTACCTTGAGACCCTGCACACAAGTAGAACACACCTATGACACAAGTCTGAACACAGATGGGGGACACAACACATATATCTCATGACTCAACACTCTAAACACAGGTAAACCTACATAAGGCTATAACTCATGACATATATGTAATTAACCCCCAACCCCCTGTAACATCTTTCTCGGTATCTGCAACAACTAGAGGTATAAAACTACCTCCAGCCCCCTACCCATCGTACCTACCTACTACCAATACCTGTGTTTTGTGTCGTCTGTGCATTACCTACTACCAGCGGCACCAGGTATCCAGCTCTCCATGTCATCCATCCACTTATCAAGAGTAGCATCTAACTGCTCCTCCCTATAGTCCTTAACCATGTCATCTTCATCCACCCCTACTGTCTCTACCAACTGCTGCAACCCAATAGATAATGCATCCAGCCTATCATCATGTCTTAAGCATCCTCGTTGTCTAGTGATGTGTGTCATCTGATATATCAATGAGTAAGGTAGTTTCTGTGCATCAGTTAATGCTCCTTCAATGTCCTTCTTAACCATAGTCTTATCAAATACCAATCTGTGTTGATTAAGTAGTGGTTCCATTGTATCAATAATACGTAGTTCCTTCTGCTTACTACTTCTTACCTCTTCTATCGTAGCAGGGTGTACCTTCTTTAAGATAGGTTGTAGTAGTTGATCAAACATCCCATCCCCAAAGTTACTCTCTGTATAGATTGTGTTTACATTGTGTACCTTAGCGATGTGAGCTAGCTTAAATAAGTTCTCATCCTTGTATCCACCTTGTAGGCCTCCTACATCCACCACATAGATCTTACCATGTAGGTACTTCATTACTGCATACCCCATCTCATCACTCCCCCTACCTGAGGGATCAATAGACATGATACTATAGTGATAGTCTGTGTAGTCTTCATCAATACGACCAGGACCAAACATACAGTCTCCTGTGAATCCAAGGTTAGGTAGATCAATTAAGTCCTTACGTTGTGAACTATACCCCATTGATATTGGACCCTTTATCGTATCAATATCTGATACGATTAGATCCTCCTGCTTCAATGGGTACTTATCTGCATCACTTAATGTTGTATCTAATTGATACTGTAGGTTGTAGTAACTCTTCCCTACTGATGCTTCTCTCTCTAGGAGATCCTCATGACTAAATCTAACATCTGTAGGGTCACCTATGTTACCTCCGTAGTCAATCATATTTTGTATATAAGGAGCTAGTTTGCCTTCATATAAAGTAGGGTCTTCAGGGATACGGCTCGGCCAGATACAAACACGGAAACCTTTATCAGTAAACCTATTATAAATACTATCACCTGTTTGTGGAGTACCTAATCCTAAGATAGAAGCTCCCTCAGTTGTTTGTAAAATTGAGTCAAATTCTGCTACCTGTTGTATTATTTTCGCTCTCATTATTTCTGTGGCACTATTAATAGAGGTCTCAATATCATCAGCAATAAGTAATGAGGCTCTGTTACCCTGTAGTTGTGAGGTTATCCCAAGACACTTACAACTAGGTTGAACGGTAGTTTCACAACCACTAACATCAAAAGCCATAACTGAATTCCTCTGATCACTACCAGGTTGTAGGTGTTCTAATAGAGGCACGGACACTAGTAGTTTGTGAATAAACGTAGATATAGCTGTGGCGTGCCCTCCTGAAGCCGATATAATCAATACCTTCTCATTAGGGTCCCTTAGTAATCTCCAAGCTGCATAAGCTCCAGCCATATATGTTTTTCCCAGCCCCCTAAAGGCTTGTATCAGTAGCCTGGTATCTCCTTCTTGTAGTGTCTTAGCCACATCTCTCTGTAGGGGAGTAGGCTCTGGTAGGTTAATACAATGGAATACCTCTTTTAAAAATATAGGGAATTGCTGTACGCATTGTTTAAGTTCTTGTTCTGTCATATGTTCCTCTTTCTTCCAGGTACTGCATACCTCTCATTAATATCTCACTACTATCCTGTGCTTGTCCTAACATTATATTACAGCACGTACATAGTAATCCCCTTACTTCGCCTGTCTCGTGATTATGATCTACAAAAGCATTATTAAATGTAATAGATTTTAAACATATAGCACATGTCCCATCCTGTAATACATACATATCTTTCTTAACTTCTATAGATATATTATACTTACGTTGTAGGTCATATTCCTGTTGCCAGTTCTGTGCTTTATCTGTTTTACGCCAAGTCCTACATTTATTATTATTACACTCTTTACATAACTGCTTTCTACCGTGTCTACTTTTAGCATTACACTTCATAAACAACTCTAATTCTTCTTCATTGTGAGCTTCTAACCCACATTCTCTACATTTCCTTAACATGTTATCTCCTTCTTTATATATGTTTTAAATGACCATAGGAAGCACCAGGAGGGCATAACTATTGTTACCCTACTCCTAGTACCTCTTAAGACATTTAAGCCGTCTCGTACATCTCTTCATTAGCTGCGAACTGAGCAATTAATGATTGCATTGGTTTACTTTCAACTAAGTCAGCTGTTATACAGTTATCTTTTAAGAACTTAAGTATAGCACTTAGTTCACCTGGAGGTAGTGCCTCTTCTGTCTGGTTTAGACGACTGATAAAGTACTCAGCCATCTTCCCATGTAACCCATCAAGGGCTTCTATTGTTGCTTTATTATTTGCCATTATTTAACCATCTTTCATATAGTCCTTTATTCTTATTACTAAGAGAGTCTATATTAATTTGGAGCTCTTCGTTATATTTCTTTAGGAGCTCAGGATTCTTAGCTATAAAATACTTACGTGCTTTATCCCTAATACTATTTATGGTATTATTAATATACCACTTCTTAGTGCCTTTAACACTAAAGTCTATACCATCAACTGCTTTCTTATAGTCCCTACTAGATAATACCTTATTAAGGCTCTCTTCTAGTTTAAACTTAGATTCAATTAACCTCTGTAGTCTCCAGTGATCTTTAGGTTCTAACTCAATAGTTGTACCTTTAAATGTAAGGTCCTTACCAAACTTACTGATAGGCATCTTAAGCCTCATTATCTCTTGTCTAACTTTACTCTTAGAAGGCTTACCAGCTTTAACACCAGCAATTGTTACATTCTCCATAGGTAGTCCAAAGATATCTAAAGCATCTCTTAAAGTGTTAGGAGCATATGCTTTCTTAAACTTCTCAAACACATCTTTAGCTTCTTTATGGTACTCACCTGCTTGTAGCCACCTAGAGGCACTAGAGTATGGAGCTAGTGTAGCTGTCATATTAGAGAAATATCCAGGGTCTTTATACTCAATAGCTTTCATTAAGTCATCTAGCGATTTAACCCAAGTCTTATTCATAATATTATTAGTAAAGGCTGTAATTACTGCTCCAGATACCTCATCAAAGTGTTCATAGTAGCCTTCTTGAGTATCATAACCCCGTCTAACCATATCTTGATGGAACATATTAAGGTCAGCAGTAACACCTAAGAACATACCAATAGGGTCTGCTCTATTATATTGTATCCATGTATCGCCAATCCTAACACTATTTTCAACTATACCAGCGGTCTTCCATGCTTCTCTTTCGTTAGCAGGAGCTGTACCAGTAGTCATACCATTATATGCTAGATACCCACCTAGTGCGTATAGTGATGTACCCATAGTCAGCTTAGCTTGTGCTAATGCTTTCCGTCTCCCACCAGCAGCTATATCATCAGTCATACGTTGTGATAACTTATGTATTCCAGGTGTACGTCTACCTACCCACTTAAGGATATTAACTGGTGTTCTGTAGAAAGGAACAATGAATTGTCCATATGGTGATGATGTTCTAGCTTTATCTATATGGTTAAGTGTTCTGTTGATAGCTGAGTCTGCTTTAGCTCCTCTAATCTCTTCTTGGAATGTGTATTCCCTAGAGCGCTCTAACGCTTCAAGATGAAACTTACCATCATTAGACTTGATGTGTTTATTAATTAAGCCTTTAGCTTCTGTTGATAGCTCAGAGCCCTTCTTCATAAATAAAGTTTGATGTGCTAACACTACCTCCCCAATGAAGTCTTGTTTAGCTTGTCCAGTTAAACCTAACTTATTAGCTTCTCTAGTTGCTATATATGTTATCTGTCCGTTATATATACTACGTTTAAATAAATCATCTGTAAATCCTAGTGCGTGATAAGGTGCTCTAATAACAGCTCCAGCAGTATCAATTACTTGGCCTAAGCCTTGTTTAATAATACCAGCATTAGCTGTATCACCTAACATATACTCTTTACTAACAGCTCTATATGAGCCTGTATCATACTTCTGGAAACTATCTAAGTAACTTTCTTCTAAGGTGTCTTCAACTACTTTAGCTCCATACTTACTTTGTTTAAGTGCTTTACCTAAACCTTTAAATGTTTCTCTAGTAGATGTAAACATACCATTACTTAAAGCATTCAGCTCATCCATAACAAATCTATCCGTAGCTCCTGTAACCTTACCAATAGCACCAGCCATATAATATTCAACACTACGTAGAGCCATAACACTAGCATTACCTATAACATTCACTCCTAATGTAACAGGAGATGATAGGATACCAGCAGTACGCGTCTCTAATAATACGTTAGCTAGTTTTGTTAAGAAACCATCCGCTGCATCTAAATCAGCCATAGTCTTATGAAGTGTCACTTCTTTCTCAACATCAACAAAATCCTGTAGAGCTTTATGTATTCTAGTAGCTGTAGCATCATCAATAAATTTATCTAGCTCTTTATTTAAAGCATCAGGAGCAAACTCAGCTACCTCATCTATAGCTGCCATAACATCTTTAGGTATGATACCTATACGTCCAGCGGCTGTGGTTCTAGCACCAGCAACTTGTACTGCTTTAGTTCCTCCAGCTATTGTCCATAGTTCTTGAAACTCTGATAAAGACTTTAATAGTTCGCCTCTATCTGTAGCGTCTACTTGATTAATTCTAGTACTAATAGATTGTATCTTATTGGCCATTACTTTCTTCATAGCTATTAATTTAACATCCATATCTTCAGTATCTTTAACTAACTGTGTAGCGAAGTCTAGATAATCATCACCTATCTTTGTAACTAATATATTAGCCTCAGCTTCAGTTAACTCTTGAGGTTTAACTCCAGTTTTAAAGTATTCCTCAAACTCACTAGACTTAGTCATTGATTCTAGAATAGATTTACTGGTATCATCTACCTCTAC